AAATTAGAAGATGTGCGACCAACAGGCAATACATCACGAATAGTCAAAACGCGATTCGGATTGTTGATAATTCCTGGGACTCGGAAGTCTTGAACCAAAGGTTGATCTTGACCAGTAGCGTTAACGATTGCTGTCTTTACTTCAATACGAGCAAACTTGCTACGACCTTGAGCCATTGATTGGAAAGCGTCGGACTTAACCAGTTGCTCACCCAATGAATCAGATTGCTTCTGACCTTCTTTAGCAGAGTCAGACATCTTACGCTCAAGTTCCAAACACTTCTCGGTCAACTCAGCGGCTTTAGTGCTGAGTTTTTCCATTGCGGATTTGGTTTCATTTTCAACAGTTTTTGAGGCCGCGATTTCGCCATTAGCTTTTTCCATCCATGATTTCAGTTCACGAGTGGTACTCAGCAATGTGCCTTGGGTTTCCGCTAGGGATTTAATTTCTGCGATATCAGACATGGTATTTCCTTTTAAAGAGTCCGAGATGTTTTAAGATTCTCAGCGATGATTCGCTGAAGTTCATTTGGCAATTTCAATTCCTCGGACTCACTCCGAGCAAACAAACGCTTCGCACGACTTGCCGTAGCCGTAGCGAGCGACTTCGAGAAACCTCCTGCCTCACGCAAGAAGTCCTCAAAATCCTTGATGCTTTCAACTTGGTCAAGCGATGTCTTAACGCTAGTTAAGTCAACGCGAGCCATGTCGTCAGCGGGAAAAGTCACAACAGAAACTTCTGATAGGTCACTAATGTTTTTTATCACACGGACAGTTTGACCATTGATTTCAGAATATTCAACATCTGATGCCTTGAGCATATAACCAATACTAAGACCATCAACTGTTTCATGTTGCATTGCGGCTTTGACAATTGCGGCTTCAGGATTGCCCATTGTCAATTCGCCTTCAATGTATAGACCCTTCTGGTCTTCCATCATCTTAGTCCACTTGCCGATTGGCACATCCCAAGACTTATGATTCACAAACATCTTGGGCATCCGCGCAGAGCCACTCATTACGGCATCAATCACAGACTTGTAAGCACCCGCCATGATTGTGTCGCCATAGCTGTCAATGCCGCCAAATGTAGAAGCATAGCCGCCAAACTTTCCGCTAGATGCGTCTGCGAATTTTAGGCTTACGCTATTTAATAAAAGTTGCTTTCTTCCAATCATCTTACTCTCCGAATCTTGTATCTTTGCCCATTCACGATCTGCCCAAGTCTTGCCTGAATCACCGCCCCATAAAGCCCAAGCGATGCGACCATTACTGGGATAGCCTTCTTCACCCTGACGGAAACCTTCTGCCTGTTTATCAACTTCGTGTCGAGCGAAGTATGAAACCATTCGGCCAATTGTCTCGTCAGATAAATTAACCTTGTTGACAATGTCACGCGCCCTTGCAATTCCTACCTCTGTGCCGCCCCTGCCAAATTCGCTACGCCAATCAAGGCCACGCTGTGCCTCATCAACCATCGCATTATTAGGGATTGGCATCGCCTTGATTTCCTAAAGAGGTCAGAGGAGCCAAATTCAATTGTGCGGTCAGTTCGTCTGCGCCTTCTTTGCGGGGCATATTCTCAAGCTGTCGCCATTCATTGCGTGTCATCAATCCATTCTGCACAGCAGTTGAACCAGACTCTAATCGCTCTTTCAATGAGCCACGCAGGATGGCATCCAAAGAAAACTCTGCCGTATAGAGTTCACGCTGTCTCGGTGTCAGCACTCTTCTATCAATACATTGCTCAAGTGATTCAAGCATTGGGCGCAGTCTGAACTTATAAAAGCCTTCAATCAGTTGACCAATACCAGTACCCCAAGTGGTAGTCTTGTTGGTATCGTTGATCATCACAGAGGAGATGCCAAACCAACGACCAATATCCTCGACTGAGAATCTGCGTGTATCAAGCAATTGCAAATCAGCAGGAGTCAAACTCAATGGCTCAAACTTTGCACCCGCCTCAAGCACTAACAAATCATCATCTGAACCTTCAACGAGGCCACGATAGTTTCCGCGAATCTTATTCCTTTGGTCTTCAGTCAACAATTTGTCGATCATGAAAACTCCAGGACGCTTGCCTGATTTCTTGTAACCTAAAGATGTATGGTTCTGTGCATCAACAGCAATACCAACTGAGTTACGCATATAGTCAAGACGACTCATGCCAATGATTCCATTACCCTTATCGCGCCAATGAAAAACTGATTTCTCGTCGTATATTGCTACTTGTCCTTCGTACTGGTATTTGTAAATGATTGTCTTATCAACGAGTACATCGACTTCAACTTGATCTGAAGCCATTGGCCACATTTCAATAACTTCCCCTGCATCATTACGAACAAGTCTTGCATATGCGTTACCTCGGAACAAATAATTCATTACCATGAACTGCCAAAACTCCATCGGAGTGTGGCGACGATTTGGTGAGTCATGGAGCAATGTCCACAACTTAGTTCCGCGAGCTAATGTCTTATGTCCATCAGGATCGTTTGATCTCTCGTAAACAAACAATGGCAAAGATGCAATATTGTCAGTAAGCAATTCAATGGATGCCCAAACTGCTGAGACTTGAAGCGCACCATCAATTCCGTAATCTTTATTGCTGTCATAGACTCGCGTGAATGGCTCGCCTAGCTGAACGCCATCTTGTTGGCCAGTAGAGCCAACATTGCCGAACCATCGGCGTAAGGATTGATAAAGTGTTGCCATTTGATTAGTGTTTCATTACAAGTGGTGCATCTAAGAATCCGTCTAGATCGCCTTCTGTTTGTTTGGACATACCCGCAACTCCTACAGCCATCGCCAATGCGACTGCTCCATCAATGCGACCAGTTGCTTTTGCTTTATTTAATTTCCGATTCCCTGCGGCATCTTTTTCCACTCTTGCATTTGCCATGCACATTGTGAGAACAGGATTGCCGCCATGCGCCAATTGCTCATTCAAAAGGATTGTCTCAAGCGAATCAATCGCAGGAGCCATGTCCTTGAAGCCTTGGCCGAATGGCACTAAGGGTAACACAAAGCCAAGCTCATCGATTTCTTTCTTCAGCAAATCGAATCTCCACCTGTCAAATGCAACTGCTACTACATTGCAATCTGACAGGATTTCAACAATCTCACGCGCCACGATCTCATAATCAATGGATGCACCAATTGTCGTTCTGATGAATCCCTGTGATTCCCAAATATCATAAGGCGCACGATCTTTCCTCGCCCTATCTTTTAGACCCTTTTCAGGTGTCCAGAAGATTGGCTTTACGTGCCACTTGCCACGCCATGCAATCAGAACCATGCTTGTCAAGTCTGTCTTGCCCGACAGATCAAGACCAACATAAACAGGCTCTTCATAAAAGACCGACTCGTCAGGCTCAGAACTATTGAGAATCCAAACGCCTCTGCTTACGAATGGGGCAACCATCTCAACTCGCTGATTCAACACGAGGTTGCGAAAAGTCGGTTCGAAACTTGGCATCCGCTTTGCTCTTGCGGCTTGTTCAATTACATCTTCCATGCTTCTGAAAGAACCCAATGCAGGATTGGCTTTCTTCCACTCAGCAGGGTCTTCTAGATCACAATCCTTTGTCGCCTCATACAAGTGGCAAACAATATTCTTATCCTCGCTCGTCTTGGCATCATCTAACCAAATGCTAAACAAGTCATTGTCGTTTGGTGCTTGCGTTGATATTGCCAATAGCAGGGGGGCATCATGCGCCCCTTGGCTAGTTGTGATTGCATCAACGAACTCACTACTCGGACCTCTTACCTGACCAAGCTCATCAAGGATGGCCAAGATTGGCGATAGGCCATGCGCTGTCTTGCCCTCTGCGCTGATCGCCCTGTACTCTGTATTCATTGGCAAGCCACATAGCTTCTTTGAGCTAGGCACTTCTCTCACAATGACTCGGAGCTTTGGTGACATTGCCACTATCTTTGATGCAAGGTCATAAACGATTGCCGCCTGTTCTCGGCTCATCGCACCTGAAATAATTTGGCTATTCTTTTTTGCCTCAGGACCAACAAGGTGAGCAAGCAAAATACAAGCGATCAAAGCTGTCTTGCCGTTCTTGCGACCGATGCTCAGATATCCGCGCCTTGTGCCGTTTGGGTTGTCGTATACATCTAAAATAAATTTCTTTTGAAAGTCATCAAGTTGAAAATCAATCCCCACAGATTTTCCACTTGGCACTTTGCAGTAGTGTTCAATGAAGGCAATCACCCTCTCACCGCGAGTCAATGGTTTGGTCATCTTGCAATCAGATCATCAAAAGTGTTGATCGTACGAGCAATTCTGTTCTGCTCAGAGCCTTGACCATTCAAAGTTCTTGGGTCTTGACTTGTTTGATTCAAACTAAGGCTTCTTATAATGGCAAGTTGTTGCCGCTGAAAAGAATCAATGATTGAAATCAAAGGGTTCGGTATCGGTGTACCGCGATCATTCTTGACAATGATGCCCATGCGATCAAGGCTTTTTTGATGCTTGCGGATATCTGCTTCAAGCCGAACAGCTTTGGCAACTAAAAGCAAATCAAAGTCGCGCCAACCATCGTGTGCGCGCGCGCGCGTGAACTGCCCCCAGATTATAACCTCATCTTCATTTCTTAGCTCAACACCTTCTGGAAGAGGCGTCTTTTCAGACAACTCGCTAACCAGTTGAACAACTTTTTCAATGCTGTTTAATCCTGCGGACTGACCATTAGCCAATTTTTTTACCTTTTTTTTCGGGAGTTTTTTGCAGACATGG